AAACACACCAAGCAGTGCAGGCCCAAAGTCCTCAATCAGTGGCGTGAACTGCTCCAGCAGATCCGTACCGATACCGAGCAGAATGTCACCGACCGGCAGTAGTGAGGCCTTCAGTGTCTCCATCGCCTTAGTGAACTTGAACGATGCTGTCTCTTCCGTCACCGCTAACGCATCATCCAACACGCCCACGTCATCAGTCATCTGCCTAAACAGTTCACGGTTGTCATCAGCAGACGCGCCCATAAGATCCAACACACCGGACAAAGCGCGAACGTTACCGAACACCTCAGTCGTGGCCTCAATGTTGCCGTCAAAAGCATCAGTCAGCGTTTCAAGGGCGGCGAACAATCCCTCTTTTTCTATTTGGTCACGGATACCCGCCGCCGACATGCCCATGTTCGCGAGCGCACGGTCAGCCTCCGCAGTCGGCTTCGCAACCGTCGTAAGAATCTGACGCAACTGCGTAGCCGCTGTCGAAGCATCTGTACCCGTTTTTGACATGCCTGCCATAGCCGCACCGACTTCGGCAAACGACACATTCAGATTCGACGCAAGTGGCAACACCTGCCCCATCGACTGGGCAAGCTCAGCAGGCTCCAACTTTCCAAGTCGTACCGCTTCAGTAAGAACATCGACAGCCTTCGCACCATCGAGTTGCGATTCGCCGTAAGCGTTCACCGCAGACGTAGCAAGGTCAGCAATGGTTTTAGTTTCACCCAGGCCGATCGCCGCACCCTTCAGCGACGCTTCCAAAACATTGACCGCCGCCTCGCCACGTAAACCAGCAGACGTAATGAAGAACAAAGCATCAGCGGCTTCGTTCGCAGACTTGCCGAACTCCGGGCCTAAACGTTTCGCGGCATCTTCCAGTTCACCTAACTGGTCACCGGTAACACCAACCAGACCCTCGATTTTGGCGAACTGGTCCTCAAACTCAGAAGCCATACGAACCGCGGCTGTACCGATAGCGGCAAAGGATCCAGCGGCCGCCGCCGCCGTAGCACCCACGCCACGGCTGAACCCACGCAAAGCCTTCTGCGCCTTCGTAAGGCCACGCTTGTTAAACGTGGAAACAATCGGGAGGCTAATAGCCATTAGACGACCCCCTGCTTCTTACGAACCTTCGCGGCAAGCTTCTGACTGACCCGTTCGGAATACTTCAGCACCATCCGCTCAGCCATCGCCGTCACTTCATTTTGCTTCTGATAGAACGGTGGAATAACAAAGCGGCCGCCATCACCCAGCGGATAGCCCGCCGTAGCAAGCCCCTGGATCATGTTGCGACCCCGATAGCTTTTGCCCTGCGGGTTCACCGTGCCCGCCAATTCCATAATCGAGAAACCAGGCGCATTGCCACGAGACTGGAAACGGATAGCCACAATCGAGCGCGTCTTTTTACGACCACCAGAACGCGAACCCAAAACTATTTTGATAGAAGGTTTGTAGTACCTGTAGCGGTCCACATATTTACGATTCGTCTGACGACCGTCCAAGGTTTTCGGAGCCATCCCCGAAAGCGGACTACCACGGCGCGGCACATGCTGAGCCCGTAGTTCCTCACCCAGAGCCTTCGCTTCCCGGCGAAACTCTTTCCTCAGGTCCTTATACAGCTCCGGCTCAATACGGCGGATTTCACGGAGAGCCCACTCGGTCTGTTTGCCCCGGTTAAGCATGCCACGTTGCTCAGTCGAGAACCGCATACCGAGGGGCATAGTACAACCATTCTACCGCTTGCGCCGCCGCTGTTGATTCTTTGAAGCCATATACCTGAACATGGTCCACAACATGCGAGGATCCAACTCAGCCAACTCCCGCGGGCTGATTCCGGTCTCGACAGACAGGATTGCTAACTGCCAGTGAACAGAACTGTCGCCGAGTCCTTTTATTTTTTTTCTGCGCCGTCACCAATCGACGAAACGGTCTCGGTCCACTTTTCAAACTCGAGCTTTGTTTCACCGGTCCGCTTAAGCACATGCCAAGCCAAATAGAACATGTAGGTAAGCCGCAGGTCTTTTTCTAGTCGGCTGACACTCACGTCAAACTTCGATTCGAAAGCAATCAAGTCCGCCGCAATGCACGTGACAGTTTTTTCAGTACCGTCGATGAACTGGATTTGTAGGTCAATGGGGTTCATGTTAAGCAGTGCCCCTAGTCACGTCACCAGTCACGGGCCAAGACACCGACAGCGTGGCGAGGTCGCCGACGCTTGAAGCGAAAGGCTGGTACTCCGTCACAAGACAAGTAAAGGTGTAGCTCGGGTTCGTGCTGGTCACGGATCCAGACGTCGGCTTAATAATGATCTCCACCGTGCCGCCCAACAGGGGGAACAGGGTTGCATCCACCGACGAGGCTCCGAAGTCCTGGTGAAAGTCCAGCGACACCTCGGCGTCTTTTAAGCCACCAATGCGGGTGCGACTGGTGTCACCGAAAGCAGTGGTCTCCTGCTCTTCAGCACTGAGGTCGAGGGTTACGGCGGCCAGCGACGAGCTGAAGTCCGAGCCCCCGACGGAAATGTCGTAATCTGTAGCGACAAACTTCGCCAATTTAATGCTCCTTAGCTAGCTAGTACCTGGACCGTGAAGTCGCAGGCAAGGTATGTTACCTCTCCTAATGATACCGTACCGAAGTTGCTCATGTCGGAAACGAAGCAGTCAAATGCCACGCCGCCGAGCGTCCTATCTGATTCGAGCGCGTCCTTCACGGATGAACTGCCCGTCGAAATGTATTGATCCAGGCGTGCTTGGGCGCGTCGGTCTGATGCACGACTAGCCAGGACTGTCACCTGGAAGTTGTACCGGACAAGCCCGTTCTGAAATGCCTGCGAGTAGTCCACCGTGTCGATGGCTATAACGGCGATAGGTGGAGAAGGGTTGTCCGGTATGTCTACTGATGTTCGCAGGCCAGAAATAGTTTGCAGGTTGGTGACCAGTCCTTGCCGCAGGTCTTGAATCGCGGTCATGCCATTCGCACTTTTCTGAACGGCGCGGTCAAACTCATTACGTCAGGGTCAATGCGGGTGATGGACATCGAGCCGATTTCACCGAACCCTGCAACGCCGAGCGGCGCGTCGTACCGTTTGAACTGACGAATGGACAAAATAAGCGTGGCCTGTTTGATTGCCGCGGGCACTTCGGAAAAGCCCCAAGTGCCGGTCACCTGCACAGTCGCTTCGTAAGCGTTTGGCGTGAGCACGTCAAAAATGGGGAACAGTTTGCCTCCGATAGCTCGGATCCTCATATAAGGCATGCTTATACCCGAAGCAATCTGATTAGTCGGTTCAAGCTGGTAGTCGGTCGCCTGCCAGGTCACGTCGTAGCCATCTCCGTCGCTAGACGTTTTCAACGTGTCTAAACTAATCAGGTCGTCAATGCTCGTGAGGAACGCATCGTCAGGGACGAACGTTTTGGTCGCTGTGCCTGCGTTGTAGAACAACCGTTCACAATGCCCGTCGATTTGACGACTTGCAGATTCGACCGCGGTTTCTAGAAGCGGGTCATCAACTGTGTCGCTTAGTGGGATTCGTAAAGCCTGCTTGACCTCGTCGAGGGTGGCGTAGCCGTTTGTTATAGCCATACTTCTATTCTACCGGCCCAGGGTGTGACCGTCGCCAGGTCATCCAATGTTTAACATTCGCGTCGTTCACTTCCACGTAAGGCCGCGGTGTACGAAGCCCCGGCAAATAGCCGAAATAGTCCTGCATGTCATAGGGGCGCATAATCAGATTTTCATATGTGAAAACTTCAAAGGGAACATCAGCGTCGTACAAGCCTGCAAACATCAGCGCAAACATTTGCTGGTTTTTATGCCACGCCTCTTCAATGGTTTTCGCATGGTCTGGCACTTGCGCTCGCACATTCGCCACCGTGTCCCGAACAATGACAAACCCGTAAGGGATCCAACCCGCAGAACGCATCTCAGAAGCCATAGAAGCCACGTCAGGCGTCTTGTTTGCGTGAGGCCATGAACGCCGCCACACAATCGGCGCAGACGCTTCAGAAGCCTGTGGGAGCCCCTTGTCGAA